AGGCCTACCAGGCTCGCCTGAAGCGCAGCAGCTACCCGTCGTTTTTCCGTGATGGCGTGAGCGCCTTCGCGGGGGTGCTGAGCCGCTACCAGCTTCGAGGGGTGCAGAAGGGGCTTCTGGACGCAGCCCAGGACATTGACGGCGAGGGCAACAGCCTCAAGGCCTGGGGCCTCGGCGCCGATGCCTTGGTGCTCCGGGATGGCGGCTGCCTCCTGATGGCCGACATGCCGCCGGGGGTGCCCGAGAGCAGGGCCGCCGAGCTGGCCCAGGGCCGCCGGCCGGTGTTCAGCGTGGCCGAGAGGCGCAACGTCTTGAACTGGAGGGTGGCCCGCGTCGGCCGGAAGCGGGTGCCGGTCGCCGTCACGGTTCTTGAATGGCACGAGGTTGAAGACGGCGACTACGGCCTGAAGTTGGAGCCTCGCTATCGGGTGATGCGGGGCGGCGAGTGGCGTCTCCTCAAGATTAAGGGCGATGGCGGCAAGGGGGCCTCGGCCAACTACCAAGTGGAGGTCGCCACCGATGAGCAGGGCCGCCCGCAGGAGGGCACCTTCACCGGCGCCAACGGCCAGCCGCTGCAGTATCCGCCGGTGGTCTGGTACGGCGCCACCCGCGATGGTTTTGGAGAGGGCGGGATCCCCCTGCTGAGCCTGGCAAACCTCACCCTGGACTGGTTCAGGGAGTATTCCGACTTGAAGGAACTCCTGCACCGCTGCGCCTTGCCGGTGACCGTCTTGAAGGACGCCGGACGGGCGCCGGGGCAGCCGCTGACGCTGGGGCCCAACAGCCTGGTGGAGATCAAGGATCCCAACGGCTCATTGAGCTTTGCCGAACCCTCCGGCGGCAGCCTGGACAAGCATCTGCAGCATCTACAGGAGATTGAGAAGCTGATCGATCGCAGCACGCTCAGCTTCCTGTTCAGCGGCAGCAGCAACCGCACCGCCACACAGGCCGAACTGGAGGGGGCCCAGCTTCAGGCCACGATCACCACCATGGCCGAAGCAAAGAGCTCCGCATGGGAATCCATGTTTCAGCTCTGGGGGGCGTTTACCGGGGAGCCGCCCCAGGCCGGCGCCGGCTTGGATCTGCTGCCGGGGATCACGGACAAGCCCGTGGATGATGCCCTGCTCACCCTTGCCGGCACCCTCTACGACAAAGGGTTGTTGCTTCGCGAGACGGTCACGCACCTGGCTCAGAAGCGCGGGATGCTCCGGCCTGGTGTGGACGGCAAGAAGGAAGCCACCGAACTGGCCGCCGAGGATGCCCGCCAGCAAGCCCTCAACAACCCGCCGGTGCCGGGCCCTAATGACCTCGCAGGGGGTGGCGTGGACGCGCAGGGGTTGCCGCTGAACTGACGGGAAAACTGCGGCAGCGATTGCCGTAGCCATGCCCCGAGGAACCCGCCGAACGTCCTACGTGCGGGACAACCGCGGACGCTTCGCGAGCACCCCCGGTGGTGGCGCCCCAAAGCGGCCACCAGCCAAGCGGGTCAGCCGCGGCACCAATCGCCTGACGCGGGACAACTCCGGCCGCATCACCGGCGTGGGCGGCAACGGCGCTACAGCCCGCGGAGGGCGGCTGCGCACCGGGGCGGGGAACCTCAGGGCGAGGCAGACCATGGCCGTTCTGTCCAATGGCCGCATGTCCAGCGTGCCGAAGGGCGCCATCGGCCGCACCAGGAAGCAGCGGGAGATCACCATGATCGATCGCCCTATCAGCCAGCGGCAGGCCTACAACGAGGGTCGGGCCAAGCAGATGGCCGCAATCGCAGCACGCAAGGCGCCCAAGGCTTCGGCGCCGGGCCGGATCAAGGCAGGCAGGCAAAAAAGCACCATCCGCAATACAACCGGGCAGAGCAAGACGCTCAATAATTTTAATAGTCGGCCCGCCGGAACAATGGTTTTAGGGCCCGGATACAAGTTGGTGCCGAGCCCTACCCGTGTTCCCCTCAGGGTTGTCGGTCCTGGGGCCAAGGATAGCGACCAGGCCTTTGCGCGGGTGGCTACCAAGGCGGCGAGAAGCCGGGCTGCTTGGGCAAAGCGCAAGGCAGAGGCGGGAGCCGCCAAGAAGCCCATCGGTTGGATGCAGTCGCCAGAGGCCAGGAAGGACCGCACCGATCCCATGATGGCGGGGCACCGCAAAGACCATGGAAGAAGGCTGAAGGCCCTGCCAAAGGCGGCCAGGCGTGCAATACAGATTGAGCGCTTAGCACGCAAGCAAAAGTTTCTGGTTGCAGGAAACACAGCAGCACAGTTGAGCAATCTTTCTGAAGGCAGGATGCAACTAATTGCCAATGTAGGCAAGCGCAAAAACAAACTAACGCCTGGCCAGATTGACGCGATTACTCGCTCCATGAGCCAATCGGCAAGGCGCCTAAAGGTCGGGATGGCCACGGGCAATAGGGGGCGCATGAAGTACAACCCCAAGGCCTTGCAGCTCGCGCCTAGCACCGCTGCCAGGAAGATCCGTGGGGCTCGCGTTGGTGGGGTGGCGCGGAAGGGCAAGGCGGCGCAACCCTCCAGGCCGAGTACGGGTAGGCGATCGGCCGCAACCAGTGGGCTGCGGCCGGGCAAAAAGATCCGCGGCGCCCGCCTATCAAGCACCCTTGCCAAGCCCCGCAAGCCCAAGGCAGGAAGCGCAGGCGGCAAGCAGCTCACGCAGAAAGAAAGATGGGCGAAGCGTGCTGAGCTACGGAGGCAGCAGGCGGCCAAGGCAGAGGCGCGAGCCAAGGCGCTGTATGACAAGCACAGGCGGCAAGGTGATACCGCTTTCTGGACGCAGCCAGGGCTCCATAGTCAGCGCGAAAAGGCAAGGGCGGGCTTGGCGCGGTCTTTTGCGGAAACGGAAAAAGCCAAACGGCTATTGGAAAACGCCAGGCAACTTGACAAGCTGGCAGCCGCAAACAAAGGCGACACCGAGAGACGGCGCCAAACACAAAGAGATGCGCTTAGCGTAAACAAGGGTGACAAGGTTTACACCGCAATGTACGGGACTGGCCGAGTCGTTAAAATTAACAAGAAAACTATCACTTATTACAGCGAATCAAGGGGAACAACTTTCAATGTTGACAAGTCGTGGGTAAAGCCTGGCGCTGATCCGTACAACCGCTGACAATGGCCACCATCGGCGACCAACAACTCAAGCTGGCCGACGACTACGCCGCCGCCTTGGACACCCTGGCCAATCGCTCGGTCAGCAACACGCAGGCGGCCCTACGCCGCTCCCTGGCCCGCACCCTGCGGGATCTGCGCCGGTACTACGGCCAGTTCGTGGATCCCAACCTTCCCGATCAGCCCAGCGCCGATGGGGTGACGCGCCGGCCGGGGTCGTACTCAATCGCCGATGGCTCCGCCAAGTTCCGGCGCCTCTTGGAGCTGGCCCAAGCCTTTGCGTCGGATCGTGAGCTGGCCTGGCTGGAGAACCGCTATCGCGAGGACTTTGCCGAAGCGGTGGCCCTCGGCGGTGATCTGGGGCAGCAGCTTGCGCAGACCGCCAACCCTGACGCGGCTGCGCAGGGCGTGTTCGTGGGCGCATCCAAGGCCGCCGTGGAGGCCGCCGCCAGCACCGCCAGCGCCTACATCCGCGGCGAGGTGGAGAGCTTCCGCGACAACATCGCCCGCATCGTCACCGATGGCGTCGGCCGGGGGAAGGGGCCCCGCGTGCTGGAGGGGGAGATCAGGACCGCCCTGCAGGGGGCCCGCGACCCGCAGGGGCTGAACAACCGACTGGGCCTGGAGCAGCGGGCCGAACTGATCGCCCGCAGTGAGCTGGCCAACGCCTACGTGGGGGCACAGAAGGCAGCAGCGGCCCGCAATGGGTTCGGCTACGCCCGGTGGATCGCCACCAAGGATGAGCGGACCTGTCCGGTGTGCGCGAGCCGCCATGGCCGGATCTACCGGCTGGACGAGATCGTGGCGCCGGGGCACCCTCGCTGCCGGTGTTCCCTCTCCCCGGTGGCCACCGAAGCGGTGGAGGAGGCCGATCCCACCCTGCGGGCCGCCCTGCTGCGCGAGTCGTACTGGCAGAAGGCCCGCGAGGATGCCGCCCGAGAGTTTGCCGCCGGCAAGGGCTGGCCGTTCGCCCGTGCCTCCCAGGTACTGGAGGAGGCCGTGCGCAAGCCCTCCCCCAGCGAGCGGCGGCAGTATCCCGACATCGAGCGAGCGCCGGTGCCGGTGGGGTAGGGACGCCGTTACTGGAATCCCAGTCACGGGAAAACTAGGGCAACCAGCCTGAATCGCTGCCAAAAGCATGGCTGAACGCACCTACCAATGCCGGCGATCTAAGGCGTGCAGGGCCTGGCTTCCCGACAGCTCGTTTGAGTGGCAAGAGGAGGCCGGTCAGCGCCGACCGTTTTGCCTGCCTGGCATGTGCCCAAACGGCAAGCGCACTGACACGTCTGAGGAGCTGCTGGCGCTGCAGTTGGAGCTTCGCAAGACCAGGGAGGTGGCTCGAACCGCTGAGCGCGACCGCGATAGAGCCCTTGCGGAGCTGGCGACCACGCTGGATTCCCTGACCACCGCCCTGGACATTCGCGAGATCGCCCCGGCTGCCGCGCTGACGCCTGCCGAGGATCACGGCGACCGATCCGAATCGGTGCCGATCCTGCTCTGCTCTGACTGGCACTGCGGGGCCGTGGTGCGGGCCGAATCGGTGAACGACCTGAACGCCTACGACGTGGACGAGTTCCACCGGCGAGCCGGGGCGCTGTTTCGCAATGCACTGAAGGTGGTCCGCATGGTGCGCAGCAGTTGCGACATTCGGCAGATGGTGCTCTGGTTGGGCGGGGATTTAATTGATAATTGGTTGCATCCTGAGCAGGCGCAGCTTCAGGAGTTGTCACCGACTCAACAGATAATTGAATGCGAGCGGGCCATTGTTGCTGGGATTGATCATTTACTGGAGCACGGCGGCTTTGATCGCATCGTGATCCCCTGCAGCTACGGCAACCACGGGCGCACCACCCCCAAGATGCAGGCCGATAATTCGCACGCCACCAGCTACGAATGGCTGATGTATCAGAGCCTGCGGCGGCATTACAGGGGGGAACCTCGCCTGGAATGGCGCATCAGCGACGGCAACATCCTTTATGTCGAAGTGCTGGGCCAGGTCTTGCGGTTTCACCATGGCGATGCGATCCGCTACGGCGGTGGTATCGGTGGCCTGACGATCCCTCTCCAGAAATGGGTCCACCGGCAGGACCAGGGGATCAGGGCTGACCACAGCTTTTTCGGGCACTTCCACCAGCTCACAATGGGCACCGGCTGGTCGGTGAACGGCAGCTTGATCGGGCCCACCGCCTACGGGCTGAAACTGGGCTTTGCCCCGGAGCGCCCCCAGCAGCTACTGCGGTTCCTGGACAGTGAGCGCGGCTGGACTGGAGCTTTCCCGGTGCTGACGGACTGACCAAGGCAAGCCGGGAAAACTCCTGCAGTAGCAGCGTTTCCAGTGGCGGGCAGTAGCAGGGGCAGGCGGACCTACGCCAGGGACAACCGGGGCCGCTTCGCCAGCACCGGCACCACCACCGCCAAGGCCAAGCCCGCCGCCAGGCGAGCGCAGCGGGGCACGAACCGGATCACCAGGGACAACAGCGGCAGGATCACCGGGGTGGGCAAGAACGGCGCCACGGCTCGGGGTGGTCGCCTCAGGACCGCAGCAGGGAATCAGCGGGGGGCGGTGCTGGATCGGCTCAAGCGGGCGCCTATGGCGGGGGCTGTGGGCAGGGGTGGGAAGGTTCGGGGTGGGGTGAAGTCCATGGCCAGGCCAGCCACCCCAGCCAAGCCGGCACGGGCGACCGTGAACGGAGCGAGCCAGGCAAAGGCGAGACTGCAAAGAGCGATGGATAATTACGACAAGAAAAAATATGCAGTTATACAAGCTGAAGCACGCCTGAAAAAAGCTAAATCCCCCAAGGCTAGAAAGACGGTGGATAAGGCCAATAAGAGCCTCATGACTGCATCTCAAGCGGTGAGATACTTGAAAGGCAATATGAACTCCGACAGCCTTCGCGAAGGCTCTAGGTATCGCGCCGGGAATCGAGACAATGTTGCAGCCACCTACAGCTTCAAGCGTGTAGCGGGAGCCTTTAGGCCCGGCAAGTCTCGCCTTGTTGCACCTCCAAAAGGCACGAGGATGGGCCGGGCCATCCCTGGCAGCGGGGGGCAGATCAAGGCGACCGCCAAGGCTGCCCGCCCCTCCGGCACCATTCGCAAGCCTCAAGGGCTGAAGCCTGGGGCGATTGCGGCGAGGAAGGCCAAGCCTCAAAAGTCGGTGAAGCTGTCAGCGTCTCAGCGATCTGTGGCGCAGCGAGCACGTGACACGTTCAACGATCCCACGTTGCTGCTAAACGGGAGAATTGCAAAAAGCTACAAGGAGGGCATCCAAGCCATACAGCAAAAGTTTGGAGTAGATAACAGAATTGCAACGCTTGCCTTTATGAGGCGAGCCTTTCGGATGGGCACAAGCGACATTCAATACATCGACACGGCAAGGACAAAGAAAACAATAAAAGCACTCAGGGCCAGAACTGCTATCGGGTCGCCGATCGGTGGAGGCTCGCGCAGGGCCAAGGCCGCCGCAATCCCTGGCACCGTATCCCGTGGGCGGCGGAAGGCGGCAACCGCAAAGCTCGCCGCCCCCAAACAGGCCAAAGCCGCCCGCACTGCAGCAAAGCCAGCACGTGGAAAAAGGAAGGCGAGGGTAGACGATGGCAGGGTGTCACGAGTTATTGGCCGGCTCAACAATGTAGTTCGTGGCGCAGAACAAAAAACAGGCGTCAAGCGCCTTAATGCTATCCAAGTAGGAACAAGGGCAAAGTCTTTCCTGGCAAGGAAAGAAGGGGGCAGCGTAGGGATGCTTAATCAGATGAGCCAGCCCGAAGCCTTTGCTTCTGTGCGCAAGGCTATGACAAAGCCGCCGCTGTACAGCACGCAAAAGCCGAACAGGAACAAGCCCGGCCGGTTTAACGACCTCGGGCAGGACAAGGCGCGGATCAAGGCCCGCAGGGACGCAATGACCGCACGCGACAGGATTCAAGAAGGCAATCAATCAGCAGCCGCAAAAGCAAAAGCGCAGAAGCTCAAGTTATCCAGGGACGCAATAAGGGGCGGTGCCTGGAGTCGCCGGGAATTGGGATACGGCACCTCGCGCAATGGATTTGCTCGCGCCGCAAGGATCAAGGGGACTGTTCCCAAGCCGAAGCGGGAAGCGAAGGTGTCCACAACCGTGGCCAGGACTCGCAGCCAGGCGAGGGCGTCGCAGCGGCGGCGGCGGGAGATCACGTTGAACAGGGTCAGAACCGGCGTTTACGGGATTGGCATCATGCGGAAAAACCCCCGCATCCGAGCCGTAGACACCGGCATGCGGCAACTTGCCTTGGTCGGCAAGCCCAAGAAGCTCAAGCGCTACAAGCCCGTCAAGTGATCCACCCCGCCACCCCAAACACCGGAAATTATTCCGTTGTTTCATC